CCTAACGCTAGAGACAGATGGGATACTCCAGAGATTAAGTTAAATAATGGTAAAAAAGGCAGGTTGAGAAAAGACCGTTATAGTTCTTTAGTAATAGCTAACATGATAGCTAGGCAAATGAGACGTTCTTTAAAACCGGTGGAATATGATGTCATTGGAGGTAACTTAAAAGATATAGTCAAAAATCAAGGAGAATTGTACAAAGGGCCTGAATGGTTCACATCAGCAGTAAATGATGACATATATAAGGGAATTTACAGAAAATAGTGTATAGTACAATTGTAATTTAATTGTAATCCGAATAGAAGGATATCATGACAAAAAAATATAATAACTCCGAAGAGATCAAAAATGCTCCAGCTGTAGACCATGAAGCTTATGTTACATGGGGAGACGACCTTTCTAGTAAGCAAGAAGCTCTTAAAAAGTCTTCTGAGTCCTTAGAAGAATATACAGGTATTCAAAAAGCGTCCGCTGGACGTAGGCATGATTTTTCTAATCTCGATGGAAATACTGGAGGCAGACCAGGATTAACTAGATCCGATTACGATTATTTCAGACCAGACGAAGCAGTACCTCGTCGTAGTATGAAAATGATTATACGTAGAGCTGAAGACGTATATCAAAGAGTAGGTTTGGTAAAAAATGTTATTGATTTGATGAGCGACTTTGCCGTTCAAGGAGTTCGAGTTGTACATAAGAACAAAAGAATAGAGAGATTTTTTCAACGATGGTTCGATGAAGTGTCGGGCAAAGATCGTAGTGAAAGATTTCTTAATAATTTATACAAAACAGGCAATGTTATAATTAATAGACAAACAGGTAAGTTAGGAATTAAGTCAGTAGACCAGTTATATAAAACTAGAGGTGGTGCTGATTTAAAAATTATTGACATTAATCAAAACACTGTAGAGAAAAAAGAAATTCCTTGGAAGTATACTTTCTTAGATCCTGTGTTTGTTGATGTTACCGGAGGTGCTTTGGCCTCATTTGTACATAATAAAAAATATGAATTAAAAGTACCTAGTCATCTTAAAAAAATTATTAGTTCACCAAAAACAGATGCAGAGAAACAATTAGTTGCTAGTCTACCTGATTCTGTGTTAGAAGCAGCTAAAACTAAAAAAGGCTATCCTTTAGATCCTAATAAAGTTTCTGTTTTCCACTATAAAAAAGACGATTGGCAAGCTTGGGCTTTTCCTATGATATATTCAATTATGGATGATATCAATGTAATAGAAAAATTAAAGTTAGCAGATATCGCAGCTTTAGACGGTGCTATCTCTAATATTCGTATTTTTAAATTAGGTAGTCTTGAGCATAAAATTGCTCCCACAAAAGCAGCTACTTCTAAGCTAGCACAAATTTTAGGTAATAACGTTGGTGGAGGTACAATGGATTTGGTTTGGGGTCCGGATATTGAATTGCTAGAATCTAAAACAAATGTCCATCAGTTTTTAGGAGAAGGCAAATACACCCCTCATTTAAATAGTATTTATGCAGGCTTAGGCATTCCTCCTACTTTAACGGGCACATACGGTGCTGCTGGTACTACTAACAATTTTATTAGTTTAAAAACTCTAACACAAAGATTGCAATACGGTAGAGATATCTTAACTAGATTTTGGCAGCAAGAAATTAATTTAGTTCAAAGAGCTATGGGATTTAGATTTCCAGCCAAGATAGAATTTGATAGAATGGATCTTAGCAATGAAGAATCAGAAAAGGCATTATTGCTACAGTTAGCTGATAGAAACATAGTTAGCGATGAGTTACTCCAAAGAAGATTTGGTTTTGATCCAGATATGGAAAAATCTAGACTTAATCAAGAACAAAGAGAAAGAGATAGTAATAGGATGGTAGAAAAGTCTGGACCTTATTATGATCCTCAACCAGAAAATACGCTGAAAAAAATAGCGCTACAAAACGGTATAGTTACTCCGGGAGAAGTGGGATTAGAACTAGAGTCAAAAAAACCCGGTGAAAAGACTGGTCTTGAAATGAAGGTACCTAAGCCATTAACGAAGTTGGCTAACGATCCGTCTTCGGAATCGTTGCCTAGAGGAAGACCAGGTGAAGGAAGGCCAAAGCTTTCAAAAGATTCTAAAAAACGAAAAGAAAAAGAATTTGCACCCCAGACGGGGGCTAAAATGGTGATATGGGCTAGTACAGCTCAAGAGCAAATTAGTACAATTATTAATCCAATTATTTTAGAATACTACCAAAAGAAAAATCTACGTAGTCTATCTAGCTCAGAATATGAAAATTTAGAGAAGGTAAAAACTAAAGCGCTTTTATCTCTAAAACCTTTTGCAAAAATAGATAAAGGAATTATTGATAGTGCTTTTGATAATTCTACTAATGCTAGTGTAAATACATATTATAATTGGCTAAAAGACCTAAAAACTTCATTTGACAGAGATTTATCTGTAGAAGAAATAAAACAAGCTAAGGCTTCTTTTTATTCTGAGGTGTATAGCTAAGTTAGCCTAAAAAGGAGTAAATTATGCAAATATTTGATAGTGAAAAAAGTGATGGTCTAGAAGAAATTTTAAAATCTTCTGCATCATTATCTTATGCCTCTTTGGTAGAACCTTGTCAGTCCACTTTAAAACCAGATACTAAACATATAAAAAGTATTGCTGCTGTGGATGATAAGGACTTATATTATGTTCAATCTATTTTGGTAACGTCTTCATGGAATAAAAATGATGATGTTTTTGATAAGGCTGAAATTTGGAAAGCTAGAAGCTCTCCAGAAGATAAGCCTACTAATTTAGAACATGATGAAAATGTTATTATTGGACATATTACTTCTAATTGGCCAATTACTGTAGATGGTATATTAATTGATACAGAAACTCCCATTGATAATTTGCCAGAAAAATATCATATTTTAACTGGTTCTGTTATTTATAGAGGATATAGCTCTCCAGAATTACGTGCAAGATCCCAGAAATTAATTGATGAAATTGAAAATGGGTCAAAATATGTAAGTATGGAATGCTTTTTTAAAGGATTTGACTATGGCTTATTTAGAGAAGATAATAATGAATTTAAAGTTTTAGCTAGAAATGCTGACACATCATATTTAACTAAGTTTTTAAGAGCGTATGGTGGTGAAGGCAGACATGGAGAATATAAAATTGGTCGAGTTTTAAAGGACATTACTTTTAGTGGTAAAGGTTTTGTGGATAAACCTGCTAACATTGAAAGTATAATTTTTCAAAAAGAAATTTTTTCAGAACAAGAAAAAAATGACGAAATTTCAAATTCAGGTGTATTTATTTCACAGTTAGAATCTAATTCGGAGAATAAAACTATGAGTTCAGAAAAAACAAACGTTAACGAAGAAGCTGTTGTCGAAACTGACTGCGCTCAAGCAGCAGATAAGGCTATTACTTTAGCAACTGATCTAACCGCTAAAGTGGCAGAACTTGAAGAAACAAACGAAAAACTTTTAACAAAAGCGAGTGAAAATATGAAAGAGCAAGAAAAAACTGTAAGCGATTTACAAACTAGCATCGACGAACTCAAGTCACAATTAGATGCTGCTAAGGCAGAAATCGAAGCTAGCAAAGCTGAGCTTGAAACTTCGACTTCAGACCTTGAAGCCGTTAAAGCTGAATTAGAAACTTCCAAATCAGAATTTGCAGTCAATCAAAAGTCTTTAGAAGAAGCTTCTGAAACTATTGCTGGCTACAAGAAGAAGGAAGAAGCAGACATGCTAGAAAAGAAAATGATGAAGAGAAAAGCTTCTTTAGCCGAATGCGGTTTTGAAGAAGAAGAAATTGAAGAATCTTTGGCCGCTTACGACGCTCTTGACGATGAAGCTTTTGATAGAATCATCGCATTGCAGATGAACAGAATGGTTAAGAACAAAAAGAAGATGGAAGAAGAAAAAGATGCTGAAGCAGCAATGCCACCAGCTCTTAAAGAGGCTCTAGAGAAGAAAAAGAAGAAAGAGTCAGAAGCTGCTGCAGACGAAGCAGAAGCTGAAGAAGCAGAAGCAGCTGATGAATCTGTTTTAGACGAAGTTGAAGTTGAAGAAGAAGTAAATTTGAGCGTTGGAAGTGATAATGAGTCTGAAGAAGATTCAACTCAGGCCGCTTTAGTAGAATTCGTTCGTAGTAGACTAACTCACAAGTAATTTAAATTATTTTCAAAGGGAGAAATTAATATGGCTCTTAAACCTGATCGTATCGAATCACAAACAGATGTATCGTTCTTCATGAGCACGACTGCAGAGAGAGGTGGCGTTGTTGCTATCACTGGTGCTGTAGGCGGATCTGGAGTGTCAATGGATGATGGTGCTGCCGTCGTCGCATATCATGCAGCCGCTAGTGGTACTAAGCCAGTAGGCGTGTTGTTAAATGATGTTGTTAATCTCGATTTAACCAGACAACACATTAATTTTAGTAAAGATGAAGTTCAAGTCGGTGGCAAAGTTACTTTGCTACAAGTTGGTCAAGTTACTACCAATAAGGTAACTGGCACTCCAAAAGCAGGCGAAGTAGCCTACATCGGAGCTGACGGTGTTTTCAGTGCAACTATTGTTGATGACAATGCTGCAGAAGCTGATCTCTCCGTTGCTGCTAATTACAGTGTCGGTAGATTTTTGAGTTCTAAAGATGCAGATGGTTACGTCAAAGTAGCAGTTAACATTGCCTAAATAACACTAAGGGAGAAATTAAATATGTCAGAATCCAAAGTTTTTCAACCGACTCCAGAATTGACCGATCTTTTGGTCCGTTCGGGCTCACCGCAAAGAGAAGTAGCCACTGCTGCTAATGCTGAGTTTGCAAAAGCTCTTGAGCTACCGCTTCGTCAAGGTTTGTTAAGTGGGGATATTTTAGACGGCATCTTTGAGCCAGTTAGACTTGCTCCAGGTGCTACTCCAGAATTTCCTCTTGATTTCTTAGCTCCAGGCACCGAAAAAGATTTCGTTGCTTACACTATTCCTAATCATGGATATATTCCAGAACGTCACGTTGAAAGTGATTACGTCATGGTTCCAACCTACGACGTAGGCGCTAGCATTGACTATCTCTTGAAGTATGCTCGTGATGCTCGTTGGGATGTTGTAGGTCGTGCTATGGAGGTTCTCGAATCTTCATTTACTAAAAAGATGAATGATGATG